GGCCACGTTCCTTGAACGCGCTGAGTTTGGCGAAGACGTTCGGGAAGACATGGCCGACATCATCGAGACGCATCAACGCCGCGGCCAGAACATCACCTTGCAGGATGCTTACAAAAAGGCCTGCCTGATGAACGACAACGTTCGCTCTGTGCTTTCCCAGCGCGCCAAAGCTCGCGGCGCACAGCAGACAACGACTGCCGCACAGAAGGCCAGGTCGGCTGCCGTGCAGGTTTCCGGCTCCGCGCCAATGGGCGCCTTGAGGCAAGAAAGCACCGACGTGCGCTCTGCAATCGAGGCGGCCATCACAATGACCACAAGGTAATGCGATAATCACACCACGTTGAGAGAAATCTCAACTGGTGTGCCCAAGCACCCCAGCCACCGCATGCTCCTAGGAGACGCCCCGCGTCCCACCTACGACGAAGTCGGACTGTGAAAGGTTCGCGTAGGCGCATCTGAAAAAGGTGAGCGCAAGCTCGTTTTAACTCAGATGAAGGAGTCATCATGTCTTTTCCAAATGTAAGTGACATTGTCGCAACGACGATCCAGTCACGCACACGTCAGATCGCTGACAACGTTACTAAAAACAACGCCCTGTTGTCCCGTTTGAACACACGCGGCAACGTCAAAACCATCTCTGGTGGTAACACAATCTTTGAAGAACTTTCATTCGCTGAAAACGCGAACGGCGGTTTCTACTCTGGTTACGACTTGCTGCCTGTGGCTGCTCAAGACGTTATCTCTGCTGCTGAATTCCAAATCAAGCAGTACGCAGTGCCCGTCGTGATGTCTGGCCTCGAGATGTTGCAAAACAGTGGCAAAGAGCAATTCATCGACTTGCTCGAAGCTCGCTTGAACGTGGCCGAGTCCACCATGGTCAACCAGTTGGCCCAGTCCATCTACTCAGACGGCACTGGCTCTGGCGGTAAGGAAGTCACTGGCTTGAACGCCGCTGTGCCCTCTGACCCCACCACTGGCACTTACGGTGGCATCAACCGCGCAACTTGGACCTTCTGGCGCTCCAAGCTGTACGACTTCAGCGCTCAAAGCGTGACCCCCAGCGCAACCACCATTCAAGCTGGTTTGAACTCTTTGTGGTCTTCACTGGTTCGCGGTACTGATCGTCCTGACTTGATCGTCTTGGACAACAACTATTGGACTTACTACATGGGCAGCTTGCAGGCTCAGCAGCGTTTCACATCTCCTGAGACTGGCAATTTGGGCTTCCCCACATTGAAGTTCATGGATGCTGACGTTGTTCTGGACGGCGGTATTGGCGGCTATTGCCCTGCCAACACCGGCTTCATGCTCAACAGCAAGTACATCAAATGGCGCCCTCACAAGGACCGCAACATGGTTCCTTTGTCGCCTAACCGCCGCTACGCCATCAACCAGGACGCTGAAGTTCAGATCTTGGCTTGGGCTGGCAACCTGACCACCTCTGGTGCTCAGTTCCAAGGTCGTATCCAAAACTAATTTGGTGGGCCGTCGTGGGTCTCCCTTTCCCGAGGGACTGGGGAGACCCACAACCCCTCGGGTTTTTTGAAATAAAGGAAAAAAATCATGGCAGCAACTTATGGTGCAGCAGTATCTGCAGCAGCTCCCGCAGTCGTTGACACGGCCGCGTCCCAAGACACTGGCGCAGTGAGCGAAGGCATTGGCCTCATTGGCGCGGACGGTGTGTCCATCGGCGGTTCCCGCATTGGTGGTTCACCTGGTACTGATCTCAAATTTGAGACAAACGTTTAATAAAAAAAAGGTAAAAAGATGCAACCCACGACACCAACCATCTTTGACGAGCCAAACGACTTCTCCAAACCGGACGAAACGCGTTTTGCCGCCGATAGCAAACTCTACGTCGAGTTTTTCCGCAAGCCGATCATGCAACCTGGCAAAAGCCGGGAAGCTGGCCGCGCTGTGTACGAAGAAGTCGATTACGTCCGCATTCATGTGCCGGGCGACAAGTCCTCAGTGATTGAGCGTCCTCTGAATCAGCAGGACGTCTTTCGCTTCCAGGAGCGATACAACAAGTGGAAAGCCGGCCAGGAAGAAGCTGTGGTCGGCACTCCCTTGAATGCCTTGCCTGGCATGAACGCGTCCAAGGTTGAGGAATACAAATTCTTCAAGATCATCACCGTCGAGCAACTTGCTGACGCGAATGACAACCTGGGCGGCAAGTTCATGTCCTTCCAGCAAGACAAGCAACGCGCCAAAGCATTTATGGAGGTCGCGGCCAACAACGCCCCGATCGAAAAAATGAATGCTGAGCTGCAAAAACGCGACGCGGAAATTGAAAACCTGCGCACGATGGTCGAGGCACTGCAAGCCAGTGCCAAGCCTGCCAAGCGCAACGTGGCGCCAGCAACAGCTGACGTTGAGTAAGAGGAGCAGGGGATGGCCTATCAAATCGTAAATGAATCGACCCTTTCGGCCATCGTGCAGAACGTGGCCTCGATGGTGGCCTTCCCCGTCCCTCAAGACCCTGCCGGCGATCCAGATCCTACGGTTCAGCAGTTTATTCAAGCCGCCAACATGGCCGGCATCGAGCTGCTCACCATGTACGACTGGCAAGAGCTGATCAAAAACTATGTGATCCCAATCGAGTCTGACTACAACAACCAGAAGGAAAAGGGTTTCCCTCTGCCTGAAGACTTTTTCGATTGGATCGACCAAACCAACTGGAACGCAACCACGCAGTTCCCGTCCCTCGGCCCTGTCTCGCCACAGATGTGGCAGCAGCTTCTGATCCGCACAACGCTGCCAGTGCTGTCGTTCTACTGGCAAGTGCGCGACAACTTGATCTATGTCCTGGCGCCTCCCAACTCGCCACAGACGATGAACGTGTTTTATCTGTCTCAGGCGTGGGTGCAAGACCAGGATGATCCAACGCTGTACAAAAACCGCATCACCAAGAACGGTGACAAGGCTCTGCTCGATCCAACGCTGATCACGCTGTACACCCGCGTGAAGTGGCTCGAGATGAAGGGCCTGGATACTGCCGCGGCCATGCGTGACTTCCAGATCGCGTTTGAGAACCGCAAGGGCGCAGAAAAGGGCGCCCCTGTTTTGAGCATGACGCGTGACTTCCGCTTCCCGTATATCCAGCCTCTGACGAATACGCCAGACACCGGCTATGGAGTCTGATCATGCCTCTGTTGCCGCTTCAATCTTCGCGTGTACCTAGAAGGTCATACGCCGCTCAAGTAGCACAAGTCCAGGTCATTCCTGCACCGACTGGTGGCTTGAACTACCGCGACCCGATCGCGGCCATGTCGCCACTGGACGCGCTTGCGTTAACCAACTTCATTCCGCGCCAGCAGGGCGTGGAGCTGCGCAAGGGCTGGTTCTCATACACCACGCCATTAGAAAACTCGGTGGAGTCTGTGTTTGGCTACAAGGCGCCCGTCAATGATGACGACAAGCGCTTCATTGCGGCCAACGGCAACATCTATGACGTGACTGACCCAGGTGCGCCTGTGGAGGTCGTGACGGGCACTGGCAGCGATGCAGACGAGTGGTGGACCACTCAGTTCTCCACGCCTGCTGACACGTTCCTGCTGGCCGTATCGCCTGGCGCTGGGTACTGGACTTACAGCACCGGCACGGGCTGGGTTGACCGCACAGCGACAACGACGGGACTGCCCACAAATGTGCGCACTGTGGCCGTTTGGAAGCAGCGCGTTTGGTTTACTGCCGAGGGTGACTCCAACGTTTACTACTTGGACGCCGTAGATGCCATCACAGGCAGCTGCACATCGTTTGCGATGGGTTCGACCTTGCGCAACGGCGGCTACTGCTCCGCGCTGATCAACTGGACGATGGACGCCGGCTTCTCGATCGATGACTACCTGATTGTGGTCGGCACAGAGGGCGACATCGGCGTCTGGCAGGGCACAGACCCCACCAGCGCCGACACCTTTAGCCTGAAGGGTGTCTGGTACGTTGGCCCCGTGCCGAAGCACGGCACGTTCTTCACGCCCTTTGGCGGTGACGTGATGATCGTCTCCGAGCTGGGCCTGGTCCCCATGTCCAAGCTGATCAATGGCCAGTACAGCGAAGACCAGCAAATTGGCCCAGCATCCAAGATCCAGTCGGTCTTTGCGCCTTTGGTGCGCAGACTGATCAACGAAAAGTATTTTGACGTCTTCGTCGTGCCGTCTTCTGACGTGATGGTGATCAAGCTGCCGGCTGACGGTGGAACGTATCGCCAGTTTGCGATGAACGTGATCACAGGCGCCTGGTGTCAGTTTGTCGGCATTCCCATGCGATGCGCCGGCATCATCGGTGGCCGTCTGCTGTTTGGAACGGTTGACGGCTACGTCTGCGAAGGTCTGATAGGCGACAAGGACGGCGCTGACGCCAACGGCGACGGCGGCAACTATGTCGAGGGAGACGTGCAGACGTCCTTCCAGGCGTTTAACACGCCCGCCCAACTCAAGAAATTTGGGATGGTGCGTCCGACGTTTATCTCGACGGCTGCGCCAGCGATCAAGCTGCAAATGAACACGCAGTTCGAGCTCACCCCCGTGGGCGGATCGCCGTTCTTCACAAAGGACAGTGGAGCCGTTTGGGACGAGGGCATTTGGAACACGTCAACCTGGGTGGGAACAAACACCTATCAGGGTTGGGCTGGAACGACTGGCCTTGGGTATTACGGCTCGCTGCGCATGAAGGTGCGCGGCCTGCCAGCAACTGTCTTCACTTCATGCAATGTGATGACTGAAATTGGTGGAGTGATGTGATGGCTTTAAAAAATGACTACGGGTTGCCCGATCCAACTTTGCAGCTGATTGGCAGCTCGCCCGATCTTAACTTTGGTCGCGGAACAAATGATCCTGGCTTGACCAGCTTGATCAGCGCTTTGCGCGGTGAGAAATCAAGCAACAACCCAGGCGTGCGTTTGTTGGCTAACGGCGTTAACGGCAAAAGCATCACCTTTAATCGCAAGCCTACTGCCGCGTCAAACATTGTTTCTGTGTTGAAGATGCCAAAGTACATCGCGCCTGATGTGACCTTGCCTGGAGCCGAAACACATACGCCGGTTGATCCATACGTTCCGCCGTATGTGCCACCTTATGTTCCGCCTTTTGATCCTGTCGATCCCGATGTGCCCGATCCTGATCCTTATGTAGACGACCCAGACATCATTGAGGACGTTCCAGATCCCGACCCGTATGTAGACGATCCAGACATTATTGAGGACGTCCCAGATCCAGATCCGTATACGGACGATCCCGACATCATTGAGGATCTGCCTGATCCTGATCCTTACACCGACGATCCGGACATCATCGAGGACTTGCCTGACCCTGATCCATACGATCCGAGTCCAGACATCATTGAGGATTTGCCAGATCCTGACCCGTACAGCGATGCGCCGGTAGACGTATCCGAATGGGAAACAAAGCCAGACCTTACTGACGGCTCCTACTGGGATGACGCATCAAGCTCTGATCCAGTCGGCCCCACCAGGGGCGGCGGCGGTGATCTTGACGAATCGTTTGACGCTTACCTGGTTGATTCATTGTTTGGCGGCGGTGGTGTCAATGGCGGTGGCAAATACTTTGATGACCAAAGCGCTGCAACCATGGCATTTGCTAAAGGCGGAAAGGTCACGCCAGACCGCCTTGCAGGCCCAAACCCTGCCGGCCCTGATGACGGGTTTGCCGCTCTTAAAAACGGCGAGTTTGTGTTGAACAAGGAAGCGGCGAAAGCGATTGGTTACGAGCTTCTCAACCGTCTCAACAAGAGCCGCCCTTGAAATAGAGGTTTAAGGAATGCAGCTCACTACTGACAAGCCAGGAGAGCGTCCTGTCATCTGGGAATGGATGCACAGGAAGACGCAGCTGCCTTGGAGTAGTGACCTTCGGACAATTTCGATCATGCGCCGCGATGGGACAATAGCGGCAGCCGTTGGATTTAATTGTTGGTCAGATTCGAGCTGCTGGATGCACGTTGCATTTGACACTCCACAGAGCCTGACAAGAGATTTGCTAAAGGCCGCGTTTGAGTACCCGTTCATTCAGTGCGGAAAAGACGCGGTCTACGGGCTGATTTACAAGAACAACGAAGAAGCGTTGAACTTGGTCAAGCGTTTGGGCTATCGAGAAATCGCTCAGACTGTTGACTCAGTGATGTTTGAAATGCTGCACGACGAGTGCAGATGGATCAAGGTAAAAGAATTGGAAGGGGTGAATCATGGGTAACAAAGGGTCAGCACCAGCAGCGCCTGATTACATTGGCGCAGCCAATACGCAGGCGGCAGCCTCAAAAGAATTAACGAACATTCAGAACTTTGCAAATCGTCCCACGATCAACACACCGTGGGGCACGCAAAGCTGGGGCACTGACTCGACCACTGACCCTGCAACTGGTCAGCAAGTCACATCCTGGACGCAGAACAACACGCTGGCGCCTGGCCTTCAGTCTGCACTTGATTCACAGATTGGTCTGCAAAACGACCGCAGTGCATTGGCTTCTGGCTTTATGGATCGAGTGGCTGATGAATACGGCAAGCCATTTGACTATGCCGGCCTGCCTCAGATGGCTCAGGCCAACGCGCCTGCAAGTTTGCAGACATCAACCAATGACTACTCCAAAGGTCTTGCCACTGGCTTCAACTTTGGATCACCACTGCCTCAGTTTGACTCGAGCTATCGCGACACGGTTGCAAATCAGCTCATGCAAAAGATGCAGCCAGTGCATGACTACCAGCAGCGTCAAACAGAAACCAAACTGGCCAACATGGGTTTTCATCCTGGCACTGAGGCCTACGACCGCGAGCTGAACAACCTGGCGCAGCGGCAGTCTGCCGAGCGCTACAACGCATTGGATACGGCTGGCAGCGAAGCGCAGCGCCTTTACAACATGCAGATGGGCACTGCTCAGCAGGGCTATCAGCAGAACCTTGGCGCGGCTCAATTCCAGAACCAGGCACTTGGCCAAGCCAACGCGTTGGATCTTGCAAACATGGGCGCGTCAAACAACGCAATGTCTCAGCAGTACGGTCTCAACCAGCAGTACGCCAACGCGCAGAACCAACTGCGTCAGCAGGCGATCGCGGAGGAAGCACAGCGCCGCGGCATGTCTCTGAACGAGATGAACGCGTTGTTATCTGGTCAGCAAGTAAACATGCCCAACATGCCTTCGTTTGTGTCTGCGCAGCAGTCACAGACTCCCAACATTTTGGGCGCTACACAGTCGGCCTATGACGCGCAGCTGGGCGCCTACAACGCGCAGCAGGCAGGAAACGCAAACACTCTGGGCGGTCTGTTCAGCCTGGGTTCTGCGGCTCTGTCTACTCCCCAGGCTGGCGCGTTCTTGTTCTCCGATCGTCGCTTGAAGTCGAATATCAAGCGCGTCGGCACTCACGCAATTGGCGTGGGAATTTATGACTACACAATGATGGGAATGCCGCAACGCGGTGTGATTGCCCAAGAAGTTGAAGCGGTGCGACCTGACCTCGTCAAGCGTCACGCCAGCGGCTATTTGACCGTGAATTATGGAGGCCTGTGATGAATGACGATCTGATGTTTGAGTACCTGGTTCAGATGGGCCAAATGCGCCCTGAAGAAGCTGAATTGAAAAAGAAGCAGGCGATGGTGGATGCGCTACGCAAGGGCAGCATGACAGCGCCTGAAGGCCAAATGATTGGCAAGCACTACGTCGCGCCAAGCCTTGCGCAATACGCGTCTCAGCTTGGTCAAGGTTTGCTTGCCGGTCAACAACAGATGGGCGTGGACAGCGGTCTGCGTGCGATGAACAGCAAGCAGGCCATGGGCCTCGATGCCATGCGCGAGCGTATGCGCCGCAAGCAGCTTGGTCTGACTGGTGACGGCACGATGGACACCGGCGACTACGGTGCTGGGTACTGATCATGTCCGATTACACCCTGTTCAACAACGAGGAGGAGCAGCCAAGCTATGGCCTCCTAAAAAAAGCGCGGGCGAAAATTCAATCGCCTGGCGGTGTTTTGTCTAACAGCGTGCAGCCTGGTCAGTCCATGCTGCCTAACACCCGAGATCGCCTGGGCAAAGTCTATGGCGAACTCGACAGGCTGGACTCGCAAGACGTGGACACGTCAGGCCTGCAAGCGTTTGCTAAACAGCAAAGCGATGCAGGCCAGGGCGCCATGCTCAACGCATTGGCGGCTCAGTTTGCCGGCGAGTCATTTGAACCCGTGCAGTCGCAGTACCTCAAACGTGCAGCGTCTGCATCCGAGCCCATGAAGATGGGCGGCGGCATCTTGACGCCTGACGGCCAGTTCATCAAGGACCCGTTTGCGCAACGCGATGCACGTCGCACCGCGCTTGAGCGTCAAGCCCTTGGCATGGAAAAGCTGATCACCGATGAAAAAATTGAAAGCCGGCGCCGAGAAGATCGTTTGGCAGCTCAGGAATCTCTTGACGCATACCGCAACGCATCTTTGGCCAACCGTGATCACGGCGCCCAGGACAGCCGCATTTGGCGTGCTGAAGACACACTGCGCAATGACTTTGACAAGATGACGAAGGACTTGCGTGAGGAGCTCAACGCGACCAGCAAGATCACGCAGATTGTCGGCGCCACGCCTCCAGGCACGCGCCCCGATGCGATCACTCAGCAGTCGCTGGTTATCTTGCTCAACAAGTTCTTGGACCCAGGCTCTGTCGTGCGTGAGGGTGAATTTGACCGCGTGGTGAAAGCCCAAGGCCTCGAGGGCCGCGCTGCCAACCTCAAGAACTACATCCTTAAGGGCGAGCCCTTAAACGACACGGCTATTGCTCAAATCAACAGCCTGGCCAAGCTCTACAGCGATGCTGCCTCGTCCAAGGTCCAGAAGTACGCTAACGATTACACCGCGATTGCTGAGCGTCGCAGGCTCAATCCTGAGAACGTGATCAGCGATCCGCGCTTCCGCGGTGGTTCGGCAGCTCCAGCTGGCGATGCTCCTTCCGGCGTTGACCCTAACGTGTGGAGACACATGACACCACAGGAGCGCTCATTATGGAGATGACCATCGAGCAAAAGCGTGCTCTAGCAATGGCTCAAGCTCGCGCTCGAGCTGCTGCGGCTGAGACGCAGGGGCCTGATATGGCCACGCAGGCAGCTGCCTCTGGCACGTCTATGCGCAACGGCAATGTCAACTGGGGCGTGGAGCTCGAGAAACAGGCCATCGATGAGATGTCGCCTGCCGAGCGCGTCTACCGCAGCCTGGGCGCCGGCTTTGCCGACATCCCGCTGGCCGTGAAACAGATTTTCTCTAGCGATAAGCCAGAGAAACTCTCCGATCTTGTCACCGGCGACTCAGAAATGAAGAAGCTGCAGCGGCAGGCTGCAGACAAGCGTGAGGTTGACAAGTACCTTTCAAAAAAGACCGACATGGGTGTGCTGCCTGATCAGGTGCTTGGCATCGACACGCCAACGATCGGTTCAACAGCTCAGTTCTACGGCAAGACAGCGCCAACGATGCTGTTGCCGGCGTCTCGCCTGGCTGGCCTCAAAGGCTTTGCTTCGAACGTTGGCGTTGGTGCTGGATTGAGCGCCCTTGACCCAACGGTTGAAGGCGAGAGCCGTAGATGGAACATGATGACCGGTGGCGCTGCCAGCGGCGTGCTGCCGATGGCCACGTCAGCTGTCAAAGGCATCTACAACTCAGTCACTCGAGGCGGTGGCCAAAACCGTGCAGGCAATGAGTTGGCCAGGACTTTGACCGAGGGCGGTGGTGACGAGGCAACCGTGTTGCGCCAGACCATCGATCGCTTAAGACAAGCGCAGCAAGGAAACATCCCATTGTCTACAGCTGCACAGCTGACAGACCCAGCGCTTGCACGTCTTGAGCAAGGCAGCCGCGCCCGCAACGGCGCCAACTGGTACGACTTTGACCAGAACCAGGCGCGAGTCGTGTCTAACGAGTTCGACCGTGCCACGCAGGAAGCTGCTGATTTGGCAGCTCGACGCGGCACCCGCAAGACCAACTGGGACACTAACTGGGCAAGTGCTCAAGCGGCGGCAGACGCAAACAAGTTTGCTCAAGACTTGCCAAAGTTCCGCGCCAACCTGGACGTGGCCATGATGTCGCCAGATGCCAGCAACCCAGCCACCAGGGCGATGTTGCAGGCGATTGCCGCTGACATTGATCGCGTGACTGCTGCCGGCATGCCATACACGCCTGCCCATTTGCAGCAGATCCGCGCCAACCTGAGCGCCAAGTGGCACCCATCGAACTCGAATGCCTTCACCCAGGCCGATCGCAGCTCGCCTTCGCGTCGGTCTGTGATGCAGGAAGTGGACAACATCCTGAACAACACTACGGGCGGCAAATGGCAAGGTGTCGTGGACAACTACGCAGCCGACAGCCGCGTGGTGGATGCCGCCAAAGCAGCCGGTCGAGCCCGTGAGCCGTTTTATGACGCCACAGGCCGCGTGCGCAAGGTTTCAGCAGACGCTCAGGGAGACGTGCCAAAGATCACAGAATCGGCCCTAGGCAGCGCAATGGACCGCGGCAAGGGGCAGTTCTCGGCACTGGCAGAAATGCGCTTAAACACGATCCTGGAGGCTTTGCGTGCGCAGAACATCGTGCAGGGCGTTAAGCGCTCTGCAACGTCTGGAGGTGGCAGCGACACGGTTTCAAACCAGTACGCAGCAAAGGCTGCCGGCAAGGTTGCCGACGCCCTTGGCGCGTCTGGAAGCCTGACTGCGGCGGCCACTAGCGGCGCGCTTGGAAAGCTCAGTGAGCTGGCCACGCTGACCAAAGACAGAGCGCTTGCAGAAGCGCTTCAAAACCCGCAACAAATGGTGCAGGTACTTGAGCGAAAATTGAAGGCAGGTGCTCCGCTGAATACACAAGAGCAGTACCTGCTGTCACTGCTGCGCGGAGCACCCGCTGCAGCAACGTCGAATTAAAGGAGTAAGACATGCCACGCAACGCATCCGGTATTTACACGCTACCAGGCGGC